TAAATCTTTTACAATACCAGCTTCTTCTAAAGCTTCTAGCATACCTTCGTTTTCACTCCATGTTTTAATGTATGCTACATTTTTAGGAAGAATTTCTGATACTATATACTTTCTAAAATCTATACTTTCTTCTGTTAAATTCACCGTAGCTGTAGCTATCGGTGAATCATCTGATGCATCTACAAGTAGAAGAGCTGTCGCTTTGTTACGATATTCTTTTTTAACTACTTTGCAATTCCAATTCTTAAAACTTACTTGTTTCATAACCTTGATTTTTAAAATTTATATTTATAATTAATTTATTTAATCTTTAAGTTCGTGATATCTTAAATACTCTTTAAGCATAGATAAAGCTTCAATAGCTTCTGAATCTTCATTTTTTTCAAAAACTTCTATAATATTACGAATACTAGAAAAATCTTTCCAATTTATTTTTGTTTGATGATATAACTTTATTAGACGTTGTTCTCCAATTTCGTTAAGATTTTCAATTTTACCATAAGTGTTTGGTTCATTGTAATTCATAACATGATCAACTGGTGAAAAATCTTTCCAATTTTGTATCGGTATTGCACTGTCTATATTTTTAAGCTCATCTTTAGTATAGACTTTTTGCATTATGTCTCTTTTTGATATTATTGTTTTATACATTTTCTTCGATTTTAAAATTCTTGTTTATAAATAATTTTTCAACAAATTCTTTTTTAATACCAGGATAGTTTTTAACTGCATCCCATGTTGATTCTATATCTCCTGTAAAATATGCTTCATGATTTGCTAGTTCTCTAAGAATAATACCTTCTAAAGTGTTTTCTTTAATGTCTTGCTGAAGAGAATCATTGTATATTTTGTCAAGTTCTTTCAAAAGCCATTCAGCTTTGTCTGCATTACAAACAAGACCGTTTCCAAGATTAGTAAAATGATCAGCTTCAGAATGTTTTTTAAAGCCTTCTTTTAATTGTTTTTTACTAAAAGCAAAAAAGGCATTCGCTTGTTCAAATGCCTTTGTTTGTCTGTCTTCCATATAATCTTGCAAATATTTCATACTTGATTTATTAATTCATTTTTATTTTTTAAAGCTTCTTTTATAGGCATAAACTCCCCTAACGCATCGATGTTGAATTTGTCTACAACAATGTACATATCTTCATCGTATGTTTGGCCTTGCCAATCTGGATAACCTTTTTCAAGGTATAACTGAATTCTATATTTTTGCATAATTAATCTATCCAGAAATTACCACAATCCTTACACTTATTTCCACAAGGATAATTGTTTATATAGGTCACGTTTCGATGTCTGTAAATATCCATATCTCCAAGCGTACAACCTCCTTCTTTGTAAGTCTGATTGTATTTTGCTTCAGCTTGCTGAATCTCTGCATTAACACTCTTTCTTATATCTCCTACATTAGCAGATGTAAGTTCTACTTTAGTGCTGTCAGCCCAATTAGATACCATGCCAGCAATAGAATACGTCCAGTTGTATTTAATCTCCTTTTCTAGATAAAGATTATCTAAATTAAAAGGAACAATAAGTGTACTTTGAATATCTGTTTCAAGTATATCTCCGCTTCCTTGAACATGATCAATAATTCCAATCTGATAGTTTTTAAACTGTATGCTTAAAACCTCATCAGTATCTATAAAATCTTTGATTTCTAATTCAAAATACACAAGTAATTCGCCACCATGTGTAGCATTTTCAATCATAGAATCAATAGCCTCATCATAATTTGAATTATCAAATATGTTGAGGTGTTTTTTAATTTTAATTCTTTCTGATTTAATTTCAGCTTCTGTCCAATTCCAACTACCAGAGGCCATTGTATAGCCTGTGTAGTAATTTGCAACAACTTTTTGTGTAAGCTCTATGAGCTCTTCTAAATTTTCATCTAACATAGGATATTCTATTTCATATCCCATATCTTCTAATTGATCAATAACCTCTGAAACATTCGAAGTATCAACCATAAATTTTGATAATTTATCTATGTATTTTTCAACTATTTCAGATCTTAATTGTCTTTGGCCATCAAATGAAGAATCAATATTTAAATCAAATATTTCTGCTTGCACTTCACATAAATTCCCTCTAATTATTTTAGAGATTTGATCTATACTTAATTCTGAATTGTAATCCCAAAACAGCTTGTAAGATGTTTCTTGAATCTCCTTTGTGATCTCGTCAATAATATTCTTGATATTTCTCATAACCTTGTTTAATTAAAAATTGCGTAATAAGTAATGTTAAGCACTAAATAAATAATAATAAATATTGCTATATATCTATTTACTATTTGCTTGTGTCGATGCTCTAAAGATCCTTTACATTCGTAATGGCCTTTAAAATAGCTTTGCTCTTTTTCTTTAATTAATTGCTTTTGACATTTAGTTTCTGTCTGTTCTAATATAACTGAAAACTTGGTTTTAGCATACTCATATCCCATTTGGAATTGAGTAGCACAGCCCATTTGTTTTTTAATCTCTCCCATTTTTTCTCCAAGTTCTTTATTTGTAAAGTCAACTTGAAATTCGTCTGAGATTGCTTCTTTAATTGTAGAATAAGAATTTCCTTCTGCGTACAATTCAAATAATCTATTGTTAATTACTGAATGAAATACTGATTTATTTCCCATTGTTTTATAAAATAAAAAGGGCGTTCTGTGTAAAGAACGCCCTTTGATTGTTGTTAAGTAAATTACTAAACCTTCGCTAAAAATATAGTCGAAGATGCTAACAATTCGTTTTTTGTGTAAGTTTTAGTAACTTCTTCACCAGTGTAACTATCAATGTAGCTGATAACAGCATCATCTAAAACATTGCTTGTTTTGTTAACTGTCTTTACAGTTTTTTCAAGCTGTCCGTCTAATACTCTGGTGCCAGTAACGAGAGCATCTAAATTTTCACTATTCAAAGGAATAAGCTTTGAATTGGGAAGATCATGCCCAGTCGCTTGTGTAGAATACGGACTGTTTTGTGTGTTTACACGTTTAACTGTAGGATTTGAAGGAGATACAATTGCATCTGCTTCATAATCCTTTCTTTCCATTTTTGCCATAACATTAAGTTTAAAATTATTGATATCAATTATACAAATATAATAAGATCAATGTCAGATAGATAGCAATAATGAAAAGAAGGTCTATTATTCTAAACCAGGCCTTCATCTGCAAAGCTTAAATAAGAGTTTGGATCTGGAGCTAATATCAAATGATCAAGCAGTTTAATATCGTGATAACTCAAAGCTTTATTTAGCTTGTCAGTAATATTTTTGTCTGCTTGACTTGGCTTAAGCGTTCCGCTTGGATGATTGTGTGCAAGTATTACAGATGTAGCTAGAGATTCTATTGCATATTTTAATACAACTCTAACGTCCACAACTGTAGATGTAATTCCTCCTTGACTAATTTTAACGTAGCCAATAGTATTGTTAGCGTTATTTAAGCACAGTAAATAAAAACTCTCATAAACGTCAATATCTTCGTAATAAAATTCACGAATATATTTATTTGCTTCAGAGCTTAATGTAATCTTGACTTTCTTGATATCTGTTTTATTCTTCTTGATTGAATAATTTGGAATATTAGCTTTATAAGTTTTCATTTATTTTCTATTAAAGTTTTGACTGTAATTGTTACGTTGTTTTTTCTTAGGTTCTTCTGTAATCTGCTCACGTAAATACGGAGCATATACTAAAGTAAATCCTACACCAGCTACAGTAAGCGCTGCTGATACATTAAGACCGTATTGGGCCATTGCCAATACGGTAAATGAGAAAATAACTACATCTATTATTCTTGAGCTTTTGGAGACTAACCACCTTAGCGGTCCAATAGATTCGATAAGTACTACCAAACCTATTAAAGTTAGAACTCCAAAAAATGTTGCTGTAAGTATATAGCTACCGATTATAAACGATGCTATAATTATCAATAGGAATATTAATCCCCCTTTAGTTGATTTCTTCATGACTATGAGTTTACTTCTGATTCATATGCGGCTTGTGCGCTATCATCATCTGGTGATGTGAAAGCTTTGTTTAGTTCATTGTACAACATTGAACTAGCAATGATGATAGTCTTTTGAGTCTCTTCTGTACGATTGTGGCGATCTTCAATGACTGAAGACTCAGCTCTTCCAGTAAGCTTGTTAGATATTTTTGCTTCTGCTCTAGCTGTTATGTCTGCTGAGCTTTTTAATACAAAATGGATATCACCAAGTATGTAAGAGCTTAGTTTTGATGTTGTCATTGCTACGATACTGCCTTTTTTTAATGGATTTTTCATGATTTCTTGTTTTAGATTATTCATTAATTTTACTGCCGGCAATTATTAATTGCTCTTTGCAGTGAGGTAAGTCGATCTTCCAATTAGTTTCTGCTGGCATTTGTCTGCCTTCAGTATAACCTTCTTCTAAAAGCTTTGCTATTTTTTTAAGCTTGTTGGAGATCTGCTTATCTGGTAAGTAATTGGAAAATTCAACATGTAAATTCATACTATTGTTTTAAAGTATTGAATCAGCAAAATTAATATTTGCTTTTAAATTGTATGCTAGGCATATTTTATAAACTTCATGAGCCTTTAAAGTGCTTTCAGCTGCAACGGTAACTTTTCGTTGCCCGTTGTTTGATCGTATTAAAGCAACGTACTGCAATACTCTATCAAAAGGCTTAGCTATTTTATAAGCTAATTGTCTGACCGTTGGCCTTTCATCAAATTGAATTTCAATCATGCCAGGATCACGTCGTTTTTTAAGCGGATTTGTAAAGTCTTTAGGCAATACATCTTCTTCCTGATCTTCATTGTTTTCATCAAAATACAACATCCATTTAGGAACACTGTCTTTAGTTTTAGAAAACATTTTCTTAACCTCTTCTATTGCCTCGTTGAAATCTTTATGTAGATCCATAAATGCAGGAATGTTTATATAGCCTAATACATTATCAATACTGATTTTAAGTTCAAACTTATCGTCTAACTCAAAAGATAAACTTATTTGCTCGTTTATTTTGACGTATTCGAATAATCTCATGCCTATTGATATGAATGTATCAGTTATAGTAGAAACGCTCTGTGCGTCCAAATTTTGCCTATCAGCAGAAGTCTTAGACAGTATGTAAGATAGTATTTCTTCTAATTGTTTAGAATCTTCTTTTAATTCGTTCGGAGATAATATTACTTGTAATCCCGAGAATTGTATGCCTATCCTGTCTTGTTCAATCTTGATTGTTATTTCCATAGTGTGTAGCGTATAATGCTCGCCAGCTTTAAACTTGATTAGTAATTCATCGTGTATGTACGATTGTTGTTTATGTGTTTTGATTATTGATTGTGTGGTGTATATCGTAATCCACTTGAGAATTCAAATGGTACATCACATGGTGATCGTAAAAATGTCTGAGCTTCACCAGCTCCACATCTATATACTCTCATAGTATTCATTAACATAGATATTGATATCATAACTTCTTGTTTTTTTTAATAGTAATATTCTCCCCCCTTCAAGGGGGAGAATTATATTACTGTTATTATACTTAAGCATTCACAGTCCTACGTGATTGCTTTACTAAATTTCTCCAACGTAAATAATACTCACGTTTATGAAATCTGTTTACAGGTTTTCCCTCTAACTTATTACCAAATGCATCATACGTTACAGGTATGTACCTGCTACGCTGCTCCACTGGTGCAATTAATAACTCAGCCTTGCCAGTAACCTTATCAGTATACTTAATTACTTGATAAGGATTCTCTCTCCTGTTTATACTCCCGTTTAATCCTACTACCCACTTCTTAATAGGAAATCTCTTAGGTTGATTCTCCAACCTCCAAGCTAACAAAGAAGAAACCTTAACTCCCTTAAAATTCTTCTCCTCACCCTTACCAGTGTGTTTCCTATCAATATAGATAGTAACATTACACATTCGTTTGCCATAGTCAAACGATGTGATCTTATAACCTATTACAACTTCCTTAATGTTTACAGTACCTTCCATAATTTCCTTGTTTTAAAACTTAAATTTATTAACGATTATCTACTGTAGTAAGACTATCTCACCACAGTATGTAATACAGCAGTATTTAGCAATATTACAATTCTTACACACAACAAGTTTTAACCGTATGTATGCAAGTATTATTCAAACGTATTATCAGAATGTTCCTCAAGATGTCTCTCAAGAAATATCCCTCAAGTGTTTACAATATGTTTTTACAAACTCTGTGTAAATATTATAGTAAAAAGTTACACACAAATTTTACAGAAAAGTTACACATGTTTTTAGAAGCTTCCCTATACATATTGTAGACAAAAACGCTCGAAAGCCCTATAAAGCCTCAAAAAAGGCCTAAAAAGTGTAACAATTCTTGTTACATTCTGCTTTCAACTATGTAACAACTTTTGTTACACGAAAAGTGTTAAAATGTAACAACTTTTGTTACACATTTTTCAACTATGTAACAACTTTTGTTACACATTATGTAACAACTTTTGTTACATAATTCGACATTTTGATAGGATTATTGACATATAATTCTATCTTTGTCGATGCGTAGACTTAACAATTAATCTTAACTAAATTAAATTATGATAGAGACGATAAAGAGACTTATTTCCAGAGACTATAAGACTAGAGTACGAAAGTTCGAGCTACCTATGAGTAGCATTAAAGCTTTGCGTAAGCTTAGTCCTAAGTCTCATGACTTATTGATAGATATTATAGAGCAGGTAGGTGCTGGTTTAGAAGTAGAAAACCTCATCGTTACAGGTAACCACGAGGATTTCGGCTTCAAGCACAAACATGCATTCTATAGGTCTCGATCGGAGTTAGTCAAGGCTGGCTTCATAGTACACGATGGACAGGATCATTATGTTAATCCTGTTATGATCGGGTACAATACGAGAAGGCAGCTAGATTGCTTCTATCGTTTATTTAAAATAAAGACAGAAACTCCCGTTAATATGGGTCAGTTTGACAGATAGTATTATCTTTGTCTCACTTCATTGACTTACTAGTCACTATCATGTTAAGATGATTGTTGGTATGTCTACGCAACTTGAAGACTAGACACCTGAGCTCCCGCTTGGGTGTTTCTATTTACACGTTTACCATAGTTCTTAGCAGATTCCCATTGACGTCTTATGAAAGCCTTGTCAAGGTTCACTGGCTTATTAAATGGTGTAGTGTCCAGATGTTGCACATCGCTGAGGTTGTTATTCCTGTAGTGGAATACATTGCCTTTGTTTAGAGACTTGATAAACATTCTCCAAATCTTACGCTTAGGTATCAGCGTGTTGATGGCAGAGACCTCATCATCGGTATAACCGAGTTTAGATAGCAGTCGCTTGTTGTCCTTGAGTGTTACCAATGTCTTGGCAGTTACTCTTGGCTTACGCTTAGTCTCTTCTAGTGAGTAGATAACAGCGTCGTCATGTAATACATGTACTCTTCTTCTTACTCTTGGTCGTCTTGTTCTTGAATTACTCATAATCTTGATGCCTGTTACCAGGACTTTGTTTATACTTGATTAATAGATACAGAGGCTTCTTTGTTTAGACACGCCAGAAACTCTTTAAGACGTGTTTGCTTTTTTGTTTGTAAGCCTATTGAAACAGCTTGACACCCTTGAACCATACTTCAATGTCGTCGTACTTGCGTACGGAGGCAAGCCACTCTATGGCAAGATCATCGGGATGAATGCCCGCATGTATACAGCTATAGATATGTTTTATCTGGCGCTCGCAATAGTCCATTTCATAGAAGCTACTAAGCTGGCTCTTGGTAAAACGAGAAGGAGCATAGACCTTGACAACAAGGCCGATGCTCCTAAGACAATCGGAGAAAGCCCAATTGTGGAGCTCTTGCATGTACGCCAAACGTACGCAAGGTTCTGACAATACCTCATCATAGATCTGATAAGGGATATCCATGTGCTCACTAGCTGCCTCATGCAGCGAGACATTATACAGGTCAACGGAAATAGATAGACTGCTCATAGTAAATACGCCTGTTACCAGGACTTTGTTTATACTTGATTAATAGATACAGAGGCTTCTTTGTTTAGACACGCCAGAAACTCTTTAAGACGTGTTTGCTTTTTAATGTGTTTTCTACGCGTTGATATCGTAGTCCTCTTCTGATTCGTAGTTGTCTGATATTGATTTAGTGTCAAGGACGCTCTTACTAATAGTATAAGTTAGAGCTCCCCAAGCTAAAGCTGTGTAAACTGTGCCTGCTACAACTTGAGTTGTCGTGTAAACAGTACCAGCAACTACAAAGTAGTACACTGAAGCTGATGATAAAGCACCTATAGATGCAATAGCTAAAGCTTTCTGAGGTGTAGACAAATTGTTCCACCATAGTTTAATAGCATGTGGATTCTTAGTTAAAGCTAAGGCTTGTACTTGCGCGTTGATTGACTTGTTCATCATGTTATATTTAAATGATTAAGAGATACCGATACGATATCGGACTCTCTTTTTTGTGTTTTTACAACGAGCCCCCCGTACCCGAAAACGGGAAAGAGGGCGGGGCTAATTGGCTATTAACCACCTGTCCATACAAATCCTGAAAATTTTTTGAATTTTTTTTGAGATTGTTACGTCATAATGTCGCAAAGAATATTATATTAGCACCATGGCAAAGAAGAAGAAAGTCGGCATACATGAAACGGAGCAAGTTACTTTAGTGTCTAGGAAGTGGGATAAGGTGTATGTTAAGCAGATGATGTATAAGAATGCTTTGGAGTTGTACAAGCGGAGGGATGGAGTAAGATGTGTGATATATCAGGTAGGCTTCAGTAGTTTAAGGAGTAATGTTGAGAGCAGGGATGAGTTATTGAAAGCACCTGAAGTGCCATTGCCACCACCTGTGCCGGCATCACCGGCTCAGGAGTTTGTTCCGCCACCGCCACCACCACAGTAAACAATTAAAACTAAATATTATGTCAGATTTTATTAAAAGATTAGAGAAAGAGAAAGAAGAATTAGCAGACAAGACTCATAAGCTTTCTGTGTTTAAATCTTCTGTTAAGTTTTTGGAGATTTCAAAAGAGCAACAGGCTTTGCTTAATGTACAATTTGATGCTATGACAACTTACGGGACTTGTTTAAAGGAGAGACTTAAGCAATTAAAAGACTAACCAGAAACTATGTTTTATTATTCAAAAAAGGGGTTGAGCCAATTTGATAAGGCAATAAAAAATTTTTATCAACAGAGGATAAAATCAAAAAAGCAATGAGTACGTGTGTTTGTAAAGAAAAAGGGGAGACTGATATAGATAATACTGGTGCGGTATTTTGCAGTGTGTGTTATTTGCCTGTAGGAGAGATAGATGATTATGAAGATTGGGAATTGGCTCCAGAAAGTAGAGTTGTAAATGTTTACGAAAAAAAAGACAAATGAATTTTCATTACGATCTCATACTGAGTTACAGTCCAGAAATTACCTCTAATGCATTCTTCTAGTTGGAGTAAGGGATAGAAGAGTAATAGCGAATAGTAGCGGGGGAATGAATAAGAGTATAATTAAAAACTAAATAAACAATGGAAAAACTAAATGGCATCATTATTAACGATGAAGATTACCTGGTAGAAAGACTGCCAGATTACTTTAAGAAAAAAGAAAAAAACTTCGACACACGCATTATAGAGACTATGCCTGTGCACGTAGGTATTATAAAAAAGGCTGGGAAAAATCTTTCTCAGGAAGTAGAAGGTAATGTGCTTTATTACATGTCAGATATAGCTGATAGAATTGAAATTAAAAATATCGGAAATTTTGAAGTTGTAAACGATAAGCACAAATACCTCATCAGAACAGATGAGGACAGTACTAACATTTAAAATTAAAAACAATGTCAAAATTAAGCGTAGAAGATTTTAAAGATCTTACAGTAAAAGAGTTTCAAGTAAAACTTAAAGAGTCAAAAAGTATCGATTTTTTACAATCGTTATCAGTTGCAGAGCAAGCTGAAGGTGATCGCAAAACAGTGTATGCTGCAATTAGTGATCGTATGGAAGAAATTTCTGAAGCTAAAGCTAAAGAAGAGATAGCTAATTTAAAAGCTGAAGAGCCAGAGTCTAAAGATAAACAACTTACAGATTCTGACGATGAATCTGAAGAAGAAGCTAAAAGTCCTGGTATGGTAGGTATTGAACCTGAAGAAGCATTGAATAGAAAAAAATTCATTGAAGAGGTCAAAGAAAAGCGTTTGGCTTTAGACAGAATATTTGAGTTTTCTAAAGTTCATGATAGAGTTGATACAAGTCCAGACGATAGCATCTTTTTGGCTAAAGCTTGGCTTGGTAAAATGCTTGCTGCATTATCTGTAGAATCACCGTACAAAAAAGACGAGAAAAAAGAGATTCAGTCTAGAGCTGATATTCCTAAAACTGCTGAAAAAGATGAAAGCACTCACTTTGCGGCAGTATGCCATAGATTTAAGTTACTAGACACTTTTAAAGCAGCTATCGAGCTTCGCGCGGATCTGCAAGAAGTAATTGATTGGATTGATACTGTAGACATGAAGGGTTTTACAGCAGAAAACCCAAGACTAGCAGCAATCGCTAGAACTCAAGCTTACACACACGCGTGTGAAGCAAAGTATTTTTTAGGAGTAATATTAAGCAATCAACAAGTATAACATGAAAGAAACACAATATTCTTTGGATGCCCGTAAGAAATTACTTGCGGGTGCACAAATTATTGCAAAAGCAGTAAAAGTTACATTAGGACCTAGTGGCCGAAATGTATTGATCAGAAACGCTCAAGAAAACAGACCGTTTTCTACTAAAGATGGTGTTACCGTCGCTGGGCAAATAGCTTCAAAAGATCCTATTGAAATGATTGCTATAGAATCATTGCAGGATATAGCAAACAACACAGATGATAAAGCTGGAGATGGTACTACAACTGCCACAGTAATAGCTGAAGCTATATTGAACATGGGCATTGAATTCCCAGAGGAATTAAATGCTCTAGATATCAAAAGAGGTATTGACGAAACAGTTCAAACAATAGTCGGTAAGCTAGCTGAATTATCAAGGCCCATTGAAAATGACCTTGATATGCTTAGAAAAGTAGCATTGGTATCATCTAATTACGATGATGAAGCTGCGGATATAGTTACAAAAGCATTTAAAGTTGCTGGAAGACAAGGTATCGTAAACATCAAAAGATCGTATGATGGTACAACGCACATGACAGCTATTGAAGGTATGGCTTTGCCAATGGGTTACCGTTCTAAGTACTATGTAAATAACCACGAAAATGACACTTGTATTTTAGAAGAGCCATATGTATTTATGACCAATAAGAAGATCAACAAGATGAATGACAACTTAGAGTATCTTCTTAATCAGTGCGCAGAAAACAGCAAAGCATTGTTGATTATCACTCCCGGAATAGACCCAATGATATCAGACATGCTTATTCAAAATGTGCAAAGAGCTGGATTCAAATGTTGTGTGGCAAATTCTCCAGGCTTTGGAAATGATCAAGAAGAACTACTTAAAGATTTGGGCGCAGTTCTAGGAAAATCACCATTTCTAGAAAACGATGCTTTACAATTTGAAGATCTTCCTAAAGAAGAAATCTTAAGCAGTCTGCCTCAGTCTAAAGAAGTCACCATTGGTGAACAAATGTCTTCTATAAAAGGAGCTTTTGGATTAGATGAAGAAGAAGAGATACGTGTAGAAAAAGAAATGGATGATCGTGCTAACAATTTGAGAGAAAAACTTAAATCCGTTACGCAGTCTTATGAGAAGTCAGTACTGCAAACACGTATATCCAGATTGTCAGATGGTATTGCTTATATAAACATAGGCGCTAATTCAGATTCTGAGTATATAGAGAAACAAGGAAGGGTTCAAGATGCTTTGTATTCAGTTAAGTCTGCAAATGAAGAAGGAATTATCCCTGGAGGAGGTGCTGCATTGCTTTCTTTATCAAAAATGGAGTTTGGTTTCAAATCAAAAAATCCAAGTAAAGAATACGGTTCTCAAATCTTGATGAAAGCAATTCAGCAACCTTTCTTTCAAATTATAGAAAACGTAGGTATTAAAGTTTCTCCAGACGTAATTGATATTATTACTGATAATTTCAATCATGGAATAAACGCTAAAACCGAAAAATATTCTGAAGATTTGATTGAAGAAGGTGTAATTGATCCAGTAAAAGTAACTCGAGTTGCTTTAGAAGCTGCAGCATCGATTGCGGGAATGATCCTTACTACAGAATGTGTTATTGTAGATACAGATGTGTATAAAAAAGAACCTCAACAACCTTACTAATGGTCACAATCAATACAGATAAAAGCAGTCAAACTAAGCAAGTAGCTTTTGACAAAGAAAAAAATATTATGTATGTTACTTTTAGAAGTAATGGCAGTACATATGTTTATTCTCCTGTAACAGCAAAGCAATTTGACAAATTAATTGAAGCACCAAGCATTGGTTCTCACTTACACAAAAATTTTAATAAGAAAACACCTGGTCTTGATATCAGGATAAAAAAATAAATATGGCTAAGAAATTAGAAAATATGTCAACTCAATCTATCATATCTGCTCAGCAGATTATCCAAATGGGAAGTGAGCAAATGCATGGTTTTTTTGGAGAAGTCTCTAAAAAACAAAAAGAAGGATTGGTTAGTTTAAGCTACAAAGACGAGCTTGAAAATCACCTCCGAAAAAGAATCAACGGAAACAATGAGATTGTTGATGATTTAGACAAAGAAATTTTCAAAAGAATTGAAAGAGATTTTGGTGGTACTACTCCTAAGATAATGCCATTGCTTGTTCGTAAATTTGAAGAAGAAAAGAAGGACATAGAAGCTATTAAGAAAGAAGTAGCTTTTGACAAAGAAGTGAAACAGCTTAAAAAATCAAAAGAGAAAAGACTATGATAACAAGCGAGGATAGAAACGCAACTATTAAAGATCCGGATATGCTTAATTGGTTAAGCGAAAATGAAATCCGTAAAATTAAAGTTGAAGAACAATCCTCTAAGTTAAAGTTAACGGTGCCGAAGAAATTCATGGAAACAAAGAAGGACAATACAATTTACAAAGTTGGATTTCTTCGCACCTTTCTCAAAAAGCTTTATCCAAAGGATTCATACCAGAAAATTGTAGGAATAATGAACGATCGATATCAAATATTCCTTGGTAAAAGGCAGATTGAAAGATATGCAATAAAATACCGAAACAATAAAAAATATCATTAATTGAAAAAGAGGTAGCTAACGCTACCTCTTTTTATTTACATTTGCTATAATGTATTTAACAAAAATTAATATCAAGACAGGTCTTTTAGAGATAGAAGAAGAAAATGATGGCATTTTGTCAATCAAAGCTTTTCGTGAAATATTAATTGATGAAGATTTACGTTTTAAAAAACGATCAGAATTCCCTGGAATACATTGCTTGACTGCTATTGCTCTTACAGTTGATTATTTATCTCCAGTAAGATTTTACAGCGACAAAGATCGACCTTTTAAAGCTCAAGAAGAAGTTACTGGCAAACGTAAAGTTTGGGATTGGCCTCAAGAAAAAATACAACTTGCACTCAAAAAATATTCTGACCTCCAATATGATCCTACTTTAGTAGAAGGCCAAATCCACTACCAAAGAAAAGTGTCAATGCTTGAAAGGTTTAAAGAATCTGAAGAAAAATACGGTAAAGGTCTAAAGAATAAAAAAGGTGAAGAGATAATTTACGAAAGCCCTGCTAAAATAGCGGCTATGCTTCGTGTTATTAACACCGACATCAAAGAGTACGAAAAGCAAATTCAAGGCAAAGAAGTTTATGAAAAATCACCAGTTAAAAACGGATATAAACTTTCAAGAATTGAACAAAAACTTGAAAAGAAAAGCTCATTTTATACGGAAATACGATGATTACTAAGAGTCTTCTTTGTTTCCCGTAAAGGCATCAATATGAAAATGTTGGTGTCTTTACATTTTAATTAAAACGAATATGAAAGTAAATATTGACTGGAACAAATTTGACGGACAGCTCTATAAGCCTTTGGAGAATATGGAGATTCCTGATTATAATCCAGGCACTATTTCTTATGATGATTTTTGGGATGATCAAGATCATAAATGTTTGACAGGTTTTAAGCCTAGAAACTTTATGCCTAAAATTACAGGTGTACATTATTTCTATTTAAACATGTGTAACATTGAACTTATGGTACCTGGGGCAACCAGAAAAACCATGGGCTCTCCGTTTTATAGAGAACTTGACAGAACTTTATATAATGAACTTGACGATGCTAAAAACAGCCATGGTCTAATTGTAGGTAAACCTAGACGAGTTGGTTTGTCTTGGTATGGAGCATCAGCTTGTTATTATGAACTGCTTTTTTATCGCGGAAACAAGCTTGGTGTAGCTGCTGGGCAAGATGATAAAGCTCAAGATTTTTACGAGAAAGTAAAATATTTAATTGAAAATGTAAGAGAAGAATATCGATCTTCTGTTAGTACTAAAAACAGTGACGAAATTCGACTCAGTTACAAACACACTGAAAACAAGCAAGAGAAAGAAGGCGGCCTTCAGTCTTCAATGTACATGAAAACGATGTACGCTAAACCTACAGGTTTTGAAGGTAAAAGTTTGTCAATGGTAGTGTTTGAAGAAGCAGGTCTTTTTGAAGATATTATTGCAGCTTACAAATCTACTGAACCTTGTTTTAAAGATGGAGCAAATCAATTTGGAACTCCTTTAATTTACGGTACCGGTGGAGAAATAGACAAGGGTTCTAAAGGCTACAAAATAATGTGGAACAACCCTGAAAAATACAATCTTAAAAAAATATTTGTTTCTTCTACTGACTTCTATCCTGGTGATAATATTCCAGATGAAAAAACAGGCAAAAAGATTTCTTTTTTTGATTTTAAAACTGGCCGAACAAATAAAAAAGCAGCTCTTGACTATATTATAAAAGAACGTCAAGAAAAAGAAGGTTCTGAAGGTTACGTAAAGCATATACAATCATATCCAGTTAAAGAGTCTGACATCTTTATTAAAAACTCAGGAGGTTTACTTAACCGTAAAAAGCTTAACGCTCAAAAAAATAATTTGGATAATTGTCCTTATCCAAAAACTATTGGACGACTAGAATGGGAAACAAATGATAGCCAAACTAAATCTCTTGTTTCTCGAGCAAAAAATTTAAAAGAGATTGACAAAGTACATTTCAATCGTGGTTCTAAAATAAAATTTGTTGAAGACAATGACCTTGGAACTATTAATAAAATACTAGATCCAATTGATCACTCAAGATTACCTTTTAATCCTGACATCATTGGAACAGATAGTTACGATGATGATGTTGCTGAAGGAACAGGTTCTCTTGGAGCAAGTATTGTGTATCGATTGTTTAGTGGCCCAAACAAAGAATATGATCTTCCTATAGCTTATATTTTAGATAGAGGCAGTTCAGATAATGATGATGAGTTTTATTCTAATACATTTCGACTGGCAGTTTATTATGATTCTGAAATGCTTTTAGAACATACTAAAATTTCGATTAAAAATTATTTCTTAGATATTAACGGTGAAAAACATCTTAAAGCTAGGCCAGATTTAGGAGAACATGGTTATAACTCTAGAGCAGTTAACCAGTACGGTTTAAAAATGCCTAATCAATATGCGTTTAATTTTGCCACAAGACTTCTTAAAGCTGAGGTTAATCAAAATTGGAACAACATCTGGTTTGAAGAAATACTTGATCACTTAATAGAATTTGGTGAAAATAACTCGGATTTAGGTTCTGCTTACGCAATGTGTATGTTCTACAAGCTTGAAATGTTTGGAGAAATATCTGACGGTATAGAAGATTCGCACGACGACGGTGACGTCATAAATGATATGGGTACATGGGTAATAGAAAACGGAGAATATAAATTTGTAACTTATGGCCAAGCATACCAAGGTGATGATCATAATGATTTCTCAAGCAAAGAGTCTATCTTTGACCCTGAATATGATTTAGTTGGGGAAGAAAAAAGAAAATATTTAGAAAGCCAAACTGCTGCAGTTAACAAAGTAAAAAAAGAACGTGAAGAAGTTTTAGAACGATATGGAAATGACATTTTTGCTTTTACTATTGAAGAACATAAAAGAAATATAAATAATAATTGATACATTTAAATAAAATTCAAATATGAGTCTGCTATCTCTACCTGATCAAACCATTCCCGAGTCTAAAAAAGACAAAGAGTGGCACATGTCTCACGTTAAACAATACGCTACATTTTCTTTGTCCGACAATTTTAATGATGAAAAAGACAACATGCTCAAGTATTTTAGAGCATACAATTGTGAGCTTAATGAAGAAGAGCAAAAAAAAATAAAGAGAATTACCTGTCCAAACGGAACTGATCTTGGAGTAGAGTATGTAGTTTATCCGCTTATTCAAACTAAAATAGAACAAATTGTTGGTGAATATTTAATGAGGCCTATTCGAAGAAAAGCTTATGTCATTGACAAAAAATCTAAAAACAAAAAGTTTGAAGAAAAACTTAAAATGGTTAGTGAAGAGATCATGCGAGATCTTACTAAAAAAATGCAAGGCGATTTAGGGTTTGAACCTAAAACAGAAAATCCTGAAATAGAATTGCCAGAAGACATTGAAGAGTTTTTTGAAAAAGATTTTAAAATGCTAGCTGAAGAAGTAGCAGACAATTTACTAGCATTGTTCCTCGATGTCCGTAAAGAAAAACAAAAGCTACCTCAGCTTTTTGTAGATTATTGTATTACTGATCGATGCCATGCTATTTTAGATAAAAAGCATGGACATACTACCATGAGAAAAGTGCATCCACTCGATGCTGATTTTGACATTGATCCTTATAAAGTAGTCCAGGACAATCACGAATATTTTTTTGAAAATTATTACCTTACAGAAAACGAAATCTATAACAGTTTTACTTTAACCTCAGCACAAAAAGTTGAGGTTAAAAAAATGTTTGAGTCTTTCACTCAACCTATAGAAAACGAAGAAGGACAAAGCAGTGAAGCTTTAGGTGTAACTTCTAAATTCAATGGATGGTTCCAGACTTCTAATAAAGTCAATAGACTTAGAATAGTCAATTCTATGTGGAAATCTAGAAAAAGAATTTCTATTAAAATTTCAAAAAACAAAAAGACTAAAGAAAAAGTTTACCGTAAACTTAAAGATGAAACTGAAGCTAGAAAAAAAGATACAGTAAAACATATTGATGGTGAAATGCCGAGATTTTGTATTATGATTGGTCCAGACATTTGTCTTGATTATGGTCTTATGGAGCAAAGGTATTCTTCAAAAGAAAACCCATACGAATGTAGGCTTCCAGTATTATCAATCATAAGAGACAATACAACTGGCACATCTCACATTAAATCAGTTGCAGCCAAGCTTTATCAACTTCAAGAAATTGCATCTGAAATACTATTTGAAATTAGATTAGCTTTAAAGTCTGCGGGCAACAGTCGAGTGCTTGTTTATGATGCAGCACAAACTCCAAAAGCATTTTCTAAAGGTGGTTATGAAAACGGATTAAACCGAGTAATGCATCACATTAAACGTGACAAGCTGATGATCATTAACTCAGCTGAAAAAAAATCTCAAAAAAACACGTTTAACCAATTTACATCTCTTGACTTATCACAGAAAGGAGCAATACAAGATTTATTTAATGGCCTTGCTATTATTGAAGATCTTGCTGCAAAATTTGTAGGAATATCCCCAGAAAGAGAAGGACAAATTGGTCAATACCAAACTGCTACTGGTACTGACAAAGCTATACGCGGGAGCACAGCTAGAACAGAAATAATATACACTCCATTTGATCAGTATGTACAGTCTGTACTTGAAGCAGTATTGATTAAAGCTAAACACGATTATGAAGACGGTGAAGTTATCCAATATATCATTGGAGAAATGAAAACTAAATTCTTGAAAGTTTACAAAGAATTTTTTGATTCAGATTTTGGTTTGTATCTTTCTGATGGTCGTAAAGACAGAGAAGCCCAAGAACGTATTGATGCAGCTGCAGAAATGGCTTTATCAAATTCTGCCGGAAGTTCCCCAGATTTAATCATGGGTCTTATAGAAGTTTTTGAAGGAGAAACTGCAGTCGAGAAAAAAGCGGTATTCCAGCGAATGGTAAATTCGATAGAAAAACTTAGACAAGAAGCTCAAGAAGCTCAATCTGCTCAATTTAAAGCTGAAGCAGAAAAAGAGAAAGCTATGAGAGATCAAGACATGCTAAAAGCTAGAGAAGACAACACAACAGAAAAAGAAGTCGCAACAATCTATGCTAACAATAAAATAGCAGCAGACAACGTTAAAGCGACTTCTGCAGAGCGTATTAAAGCAGCTGAATTACAAGTAGCTCAAGAAAAAGAGAATAGAAATAAAGAAAAGTAACATTTTTTTTATATAGATTTGTTTAACAAAATAAAACAATACCATGGCAACAAAAGAAGAAGAGAATAAAAAAGAAGAAAAAGAAGGATTGAGTTTTGACGAAAATGATATTTTTAGTTCAAAAATTGATCAAGAAGAAGAAGAAGAAATTGATGAAAACATTTTTCGTGGTGACACTGAAAATGAAACTGAAGACGACGACGAAGAAGAAGATGATGATGATGATGATGATGAATTATCATTCAGTGAAGACGAAGAGGAAGAAGAAGAAGACGATGAATTTACTAAAGAAGAAATTGAAAAATTCAATAAACGTCTAGATACTGATTTTAAAACTTCTGAAGAGTTAAAAAATCATTTCAAAAAAGAAGATACAAAAACAGATGATCCTTCAAAAGAAGAAGAAGAATTTGAAACTGCTACTAATACTATCGAGCAATTTTCTGCTTTTATGGGATTAGACGATGAAGCTTTGATGAGAAGACAATATGAAACTATTGCTGTTCAAAAAGGTAAAGACATTAATGATGATGATGTAGCCGATGAAATTGAAGACCAAGTTCAAGATCTTATTGATTCAAAAACTATTTCTCTTCATGCTAAAAACTTAAGAAACGATATTAACGAAAAGGTTATTAAACCTGCCGAATCTAAAAAATCAGAAATTGAGACTCGTAGAGCAGAAGAAAAAGCTGTTGCTCAAAAAACAGAAAAAGAGCAATTACAAAATGCTCTTGCTGAAATTTACCAGTCTAATTTCTTTGGTGTAAAAATCGATAAAAAAACATTGTCCAAAGTTTACAAAGATGTAAACAGCGGTCAATTCCTTGACGGACTAAAGTCTGATAAGAAAGCTCAAGCAGAGTTAGCTGTGTTGCTGGCATACAAACCAGAAGTTTATAAGAAAGCAACCGGATTAACATTTAGTGATGGCCTTAAAGCGGCAACCGAAGATTTTGACAAAAAGCAAAAACAAAACGGTGAAAGTGCCATGACAAAAGCCCAAAAGCGAGGCACGTCTGGGAGCTCAGATGGTTCAAAAGGATTACTATCTTCATTGATAGCTGATGATTAAGGTGGAAAAGCCAACGACATTGAAGCCTAAATCAACAAACGTCGCTTTAACTGAATAGCCCAATGGTAAGGAGGTTGAAGATTTTTAAAAACAAATTATTAACTCAAAAATCTTTAAAAAATGGGATTATTATTAAGAGGTGCTGAAGAGCGCTTCAACCCTCAGATTCACACAGAAGGCAATTCATTGACTACGTTGATGAAAAAGCATTTCGAAGTGGAAAGAAAGTCTTTCGATCTTTTCAAAAAATACAACAAGTTTCAGTCTTGGATGTATTACACTGGTCTTGTTAACCAAGGTGTAAGAAAAGGAAAAATGAAAAAGTCTGGTGAAGGAAACTCCATCAGTGATAATGCTTACCGTATTGCTTACGAAGGTATGGACATTCTTCCAGCTTACTCTTTTGGTAAAGCGGTTGTAGGTTCATGGCATAATGCAGGTAGTCCTTCTCCAAACATGACTGCCCTTACTGGTACAGTTACTTTGTCTGGTGTTGCTGCTAATGCAGTTGAAACAGATACTTTGGTATCTCTTTCTGTACAACACGATCCAGAAAATGGAATTTTTGGTGATAAGTACAATCCAAACGACAAAATCACTTTAGGTGATGGTCTTGGTTTGAACGTTATTATCACTAGGCCTGGTCGTAAAGCGTCTACAGGTGATCACTACGTTTACGATGGTAAAACGATTGGTGCTCCAGCTCTTTATGATGAGACTCACTTTGCCGATGGCGTTGTCTTTGGAGAAGGTGGTTCTGCTTTTGGAGAAGGTTCTTTGAAAGGTTCTCAAAGAACAGCGCGTAACAAATGGAGAATAAATTATTCTTTCATTACTCGTTACACGCTAACCATGACTGGTTCTGCTCAAAAGCAAAAAGTCTCTAATATCTACAATGGATCTAATCCAAATGATAAGAGCTGGGAATTTACCGAAGTTCTTAGAGGTGAAAGAATCTTTAGAATGTTAAATGAGCAAGCTTTACGTTTCTCTAGAACAACTATGGATCCTTCAAGCCATGCTTGGTATGAAAACTATGGAACAAACAAACTGAGTCTTGATGGTTTCCAACAAGAATCAGGTATTGCTGCTCCAGTAATCGGAAACGGATGGATTCCTGAAATTCAGGATAACGCTACTTTCGATTATAATCCAAACAACGGTTTGGCTCATACCATGATCGAAGCGCTTACGAACACGCTTGCAGTTCGTTCTCCAGAAGGTAGTTCCGGAAACACATTTTTAGCTATTACTGACCGTATTGGTCGTACAGCTTTTGATGCCGGAATGAAAAAATTGATGCAATACGATACTGCTTCTGCTGGTGCTAGTAACATTGTTTACAATGTCACTACCGGTAAAGACATGACTCTTGGTTTTGAAGTTACTCAATACGAGTACCTTGGTAACAAGTTTGTACTTATCGAAGATGAACTATTTAACCACCCTGGTCTTTACGGAACAAACGGAGGTTTGGTAGGTACTGGAAACATTTACGTATTGAACACTACTCCAGTAGACGGTGTTCCTAACTTTGAAGTTTTCTCTCGTCAAGACAGAGGTTTCAAACGTAAGTTTGTAGATGGAATGACATCATTCAATCCAGGGAATGAGAACAACAACACTGCCGCTTCTGGTTTTGACGGGTGTTCTATTCACATGCTTTCTGAATTAATGGCTGTACTTTATGATACTAGATCTTGTGGTATTTTAAAAGCTTCAGCTGTTTGGGCAGGAGGAGATTTAACAGGAAGTGTTATTGCTGGCCAAAAAGCTTCAGCGTTTACTTTCTAAAAAGTTCAATTTTATTTGCAACCCTCACTAATGGGGGTTGCAAATTTTTAATTTAAATTAAGTCATGGAAACAAAAGAAAAAACAAAAAACGTAATTCAGAAAGAAGGTTTAATTGAAGGCGTTTGGCAATTGAAGTACAAATTAGTTAACGATCTTGGACCAGAAGGATTCAGTGGTCGTATGATCAGTTCCTATCCTGATGCAGTTACAGGTAAAGAAAGAGTTCTTTACAATGTAAACGGTCAACAGCTTTCAGGATATATGATAGAGCGTCAAGTTACTAGATTTGATTCTAGAAATCCTCAGCACAAATTAATCATTGACTGGTTAGTTGGCCATCCTGAAGTAGGAGTTCCAGAAGAGCAAACTAAAGCTGATAATCGCTATTACGCTAAAAAGCTTTCAAACCCTCGTATTACGCTTGTAAATTTAGATCACCAAAGCGTTGTTGATTTAGAAGAAGAAGATTACATCGATAAACTTATTGGTGCCATTGCGCAAGACACAGGAAAGCAAGCTTTCTCTAGAGATAAATTAAGATTTATCTTATCTGCATGTAAGTTAGAGTACAGAGAAGAAAAATACATTACTAAGCCAGATCTTGAAACTACTAAGCTTAGAAGCAGACTTAAAAATTATGTAAGGTCTTCTTATGAAAACGCTCAAAAAGTCAACAAAATTCTTGACAACATTGAAGAAGCAAAATACATTTATGAAATTAAAGAGCTTGCGCGTACGGGCGTAATTTCAGTAAGTGATGGAATGTATCGCTACAAAGGAAATGCTTTAGGCATATCTTACGACAGCGTTATTTCTTTTTTCAAAAACGATCCAGAGTTTTACGCAGAGCTTTCAGGAAAGCTTTACCAGGCTCTTAAAAATGAATCTAACAGTTAAATAAATTGCAGTAATGGAATATAAATTATCGGAAGTAGATTTTAAAATAAAAACTTTTGCTGACAAGCAAGGTTCAGACTACTTTCCTTTACCAATAATATTAAATTATTTCAAAACTGCAACTTTAGATTTTGTAGGAGAAAAAGTAAAGATTATAGAAAAAACACAAGAAGTGGTCGATGATATTCGGCCACTAATTGTTCCTACTAAGCTTAACATTATAAAAGACCCAAACGACAACTCAAGATACATTTCAGGCTTACCAGTGAATTATTTCAGAGTACTAAGCTATGATATCATTTACAATGATGGAACACGCTGCAGAAGAGCTGATGTACTTAGACAAGGCGAATACAAGATTGCACATAACAACCCAAACCGAACACCTACAAAACTTTATCCTTTAATCACACAAGAAAGCAATCTTTACCAAATAGATATTGGTGAAAACGATGTTGTACCTCGGTACATGAAATTGATTTATTGTAAGCAACCTAATTTTGCAACAGTTTCAAACACTAATGTAAGAGCAGTCAATCTTCCAGATGAAGCTATAGAAAAAATAATATTGAGTACAGTAACTAGATTGTTTAATAGTACTGGAGATCAAAGAAGTCAATCTAATTATCAGCTTCAAGAAGCTTTTAGAAAATTCAATAAATAATGAGAACAGAAGCCGACATCATTTATGGAATATGGGATATAGTGCGCGCTGGAGAAGTTAATGCTGATGATCCTATCAACGAACGTTTGATGCGTGCGTTTTTAAGAATACATCGAGGTAAGCTTTTAACTAGATATTGTAACAATGGAATGGAATTACCTGATGAGGTTTTTCAATATATTCAAAAAGATTTTTTCAAAAAAGACGGAGTTAATCTAGTATCTGAAGTAATGCCAAAAGTAATAAGATTCAAAGATAACTTTGGAATTCAGATTACTATTGATGGTTATGATATTTCAATGGTTAATGCTTCTTCATGGAGAAGAGCATTAAAAGATAGATTCAACAAATATCATCCGTTGGCTAAATTTATAAACAATAGAGTTGTTATTTATTCAGGTCAAATACAACCTGATCTGCTTGAAGATTTTTCTTCTTCTCATTTAAACTCTATTGTTCAAATGCTTAAAGATTTAGAAAATGAAGAATTAAAAAAAATAGGTATGCAAGCGGTATTAGTTGATCCAGACGACGGTTCAGGCTACAACTTCACTAAAAGCCCTTATCCTATGCCAGACGAATTAATTGAAGATCTTATTAATTCAGTCAATGCAAGAGAATTTAATTTGTTTCTAAGAACTGCTTCTGATGAAACAACTAATATGAGAAACGATGCGAAACAGCAAAACGATAGCCCGGAGCTCTGATGTTGAGGTCATAAACATAGATTTCTTTTATAAAATATTTGCAAAACAAAAGAGAAGGTATCACCCTTCTCTTTTCTGCATTGGAACAAAAGTAAAAAGACAACGAAAAAAAATAGTTACTTTGCAGCTGTTTAAAAAAATAGTCAAAGAATACCTTAAAGTTTATTTTTACGATTTTTATATGAATGATTTACCAATATATTTTCCGCTTGGTGGTTTAATGAAAAAAGTTATATACCCAAAATGGGTTAGATATATGGCCAAAGGTAAATCTGAGAAAAGAATATCTGGTGGAAATAATTCTATTGGATTTTTTTGGTTTATGAGAGCTAGCCAAAAAATGAACTATCTAGTTAATATTAAAAAGCTTACAGGTACTACTAATCAGATACCTAAAATTGAAAATTTATACACAAGCCAAAAAAACAAAGATTTATTACCTATCTTTAAACAGGAATTAAAGAAGGCAAAATCTAATAAAACATTGTATTTATGTACTCTAACTTAGTGCTTTTTGATAGCATTTTAGAATCGATTAAAGACGATACTGGAATGACTAATCTTACTAATTTACTTCCTCGCATTAGAAGGCTTGTCTATCGTACTGAAAAAGACATAGGTTTTGGAGCTAGTCTTATTCTCAGAAAAGTAGTTTACAAAACAAGTGATAACACTATAATCTATGATGGTTATCAATACAAACTTAAACTTCCTGATGATGTTGTTCATATAGAAAAAATAGGCATTTGTGAAGAAAATAAAATCTGCCCTGGAGATTATAGACTGCAAGGTAATTGGATGTTTTTTTCTAAAAAACAACAATTAGAATCATTCACTTTGTTGTACTATACATTGCTTACTGACGGTGAAGGTAATCCTATAGTCTCAGAAAATCATCTTGAAGCAGTTGTTTCAGGAATTTGCTATTACTTGTATCGTCCTAAACGATTTGTAGACAAAGGTTCTCGAGCTACTTACAGAGACATGGAAATATATTATCATAACCGCATTGGAGAAGCGCGTGGAGATGATGTCTGGCCATCTACTCCGCAAGAATGGGCTAAGATATCAGAAGTGTTGCGTTACAGTACTAGAGACGCTTTTATGTATTCTAGCACGGAACAATGTTTTAAAAATGTACCAGAAAGCGTTTTAACTACTGGTGGCAATCCTCCTGCGTTTGCAGATATTCATTACCCAGAAGATCCTACTGAGCCAGGAGGAGGTGGTTTAGGTGATGGAGACGGCGGAGGCGGCGGCGATATCGATCCGACTATGCCAGAAGTTAGTATAAACATTTCAAGTCAATTTGTAGAGAGAGGAACTTCTTTTGAAGAAACAGTAGTAATTACGTTTGTACAAAACGATGCTGGAGCTTTAATTTCTTATTCTTTAGAAAAAGACAGTAAAGAAATTTCAACAACTCAATCAACACCAGTCAATTATTTAATTTTAAATCAATTTACTATGCAAGGAAAAGCTATTTACGAACCAGGAATACAATTCCCAGAAGGAACAGCAGAATCTGAACTTGCTACATTAACTGAAGTTTTACCACAATGGAAAGGACAAAAAAATAATGATGTAAGTATGAACAATCAATCTTACAGCAATCTAAATTCTGTTTTAGAAAAATTTGTACAACAAGGCTCTAATGCTAGTATTACTGTTTCAGCAGGCAACTATGGATTTTTCATAAGCACAAGTCCAAATGCAGTAATAAAAGAAGACAATTTAG